ATGGCGGCGTGCTGTTCATCGACCTGCGCGACCATTACGGTCTGACCCAGGTGGTGGCCGATCCCGACAGCCCCGCTTTCAAGGTGGCCGAGACGCTGCACTCGGAATGGGTGGTACGCGTCGACGGCAAGGTGCGCCGGCGGCCGGACGGCACCGAGAATCCCGATCTGCCGACCGGTGCGGTCGAGGTCTATATCCGCGAGATCGAGGTTTTGGGGCCGGCCGGCGAATTGCCGATGCCGGTGTTCGGCGAGCAGGAATATCCCGAGGAAACAAGGCTCAAATACCGTTTCCTCGACCTGCGTCGCGAGCACTTGCACCAAAACATCATGAAGCGCGGCCAGGTCATTGATTCGATCCGGCGCCGCATGAAGGAGCAGGGCTTTTTCGAGTTCCAGACGCCGATCCTGACCGCTTCCTCGCCGGAAGGCGCGCGCGACTATCTGGTGCCGTCGCGCATTCATCCGGGAAAATTCTACGCGCTGCCGCAAGCGCCGCAGCAGTTCAAGCAGCTGATCATGGTGTCGGGCTTCGATCGCTATTTCCAGATCGCGCCGTGCTTTCGCGACGAAGACGCCCGCGCCGATCGCTCGCCCGGCGAGTTCTATCAGCTCGACCTGGAAATGAGTTTTGTCACCCAGCAGGACGTGTTCGACGCCGTCGAGCCGGTGATCCGCGGCGTGTTCGAGGAATTTTCCGGCGGCAAGCCGGTGACCAAAAAATTTCCGCTCATTCCCTATGCCGAGGCGCTCAGCAAATACGGCTCCGACAAGCCGGATTTGCGCAACCCGATCGTCATGCAGGATGTCTCGGAGATTTTCCGCGGCTCTGGCTTCAAGATTTTCGCCCGCATTCTGGAGAACCCGAAAGGCGCCGTGTGGGCCATTCCGGCGCCGACCGGCGGCTCGCGTGCATTCTGCGACCGCATGAATTCCTGGGCGCAGGGCGAGGGGCAGCCGGGGCTCGGCTATATCTTTTTCGCGCTCGATAACGGCGCGGTGGTTGGCCGCGGCCCAGTCGCCAACAATCTCGGCGCGGAAAAGACCGAGGCGCTGCGCGGAAAACTCGGCCTGAAGGACGGCGATGCGGTGTTTTTCGTCGCCGGCGAGCCTGCGACCTTCGTCAAGTTCGCAGGTCCTGCGCGCACCAAGGTCGGCGAGGAACTCGGCCTCGTGCGGAAGGACCGCTTCGAGCTGTGCTGGATCGTCGATTTTCCGATGTATGAGTGGAGCGAGGAAGAAAAGAAGATCGACTTCTCGCACAATCCGTTCTCGATGCCGAACGCGCCGGTCGATGAATTTTTGGCGCTCGATCCGGCGGACCGCGAAAAAATTCTTTCGCTCAAGGCGATCCAATACGACATCGTCTGCAACGGCGTGGAATTGTCGTCGGGCGCCATCCGCAATCATCGCCCCGACGTGATGAAGAAGGCGTTTGCCATCGCCGGCTATGACGAGAGCGTTCTGGAGCAGAAATTCGGCGGCATGTTGCGCGCGCTGTCGCTCGGCGCGCCGCCGCACGGCGGCATCGCGCCTGGCATCGACCGCATCGTCATGCTGCTGTGCGGCGAGGAGAATCTCCGCGAGGTCGTGCTGTTCCCGATGAACCAGCGCGCCGAAGATTTGCTGATGGGCGCGCCGTCGGAAGTCACGGCAAAACAACTGCGCGAGCTGCATATCCGTGTGGTTACGCCCGAACGGTCGTAACAGGCGCACGCTCATTCGGCTGCGATCGCAGTTGGGGGATCGCGCAGCGCTGCAAGAGCCTCGAAATACTCGGCCTCCATCCGCTTGAAACGCATCAAGCGGAGAATGAGGCGCAGCTCGCGCAAGACTTCGAGCGATAGCCGGGTGCCGCCGCCAAGGGCGGTGGCAATCTGAAAGGCTTTGCGCTCGTCGCGCCACCAGCGCTCGAGGGCCGCAATGGCGGCGTCGAGGCTGCGGCCGCGTAGCATCGCGGCCCGCGCGCCGAAGCGCGCGCGCAGCGCAGGGTGGCGCGGCCCGCGCCGGATCAGCCGCTCGACCCGGATCTTGAAGCCGTTGATGACGGCGGCCTGATCGAACGCCGCGCCGATTTCAGTTAGCGCAACGTCGAGCGCCGCTTGCCCTTTGGCCCGTGCCGCGGCGGCGGTGCGGCGAGCACGCTCGCGGTCACGCTCTTCGCGCCGGCGGTATGGCATGACGCGTTTGTAACTTATATAGAGACTAAAGTCAAAGGCCGGTAACTATATGGGTGACAGCGCGGGAAGTCATATGCGGCAAATGAAAACAGGCCGGTGACGCGATTCGCCGCCGGCTCGCCTGGACTATTCGATCGGTTGAGAAACGAGGCTTGCGCTTAGAACAGCTTGAGGCAGGACAGCACTTTGCCGACGATCTCGAGGTCGGCGAGCGGCGTTTCTTCGTTGTTATGATTCGGATTGTCGGAGATGATTTTGACCTTGGTCGGTTTTGCCGTGCGCATCACCTGAAGGCGCTTGACGACGATGCTGCCAAAAGTGTCGCGGATGGCGTAGAGGCCGTCGGGCGTCGGCATCTTGTGCCCGGTATCGACGACCACCCGCTCGCCCGACAGGATGGTCGGCGCCATGCTGTCGCCATTGGTGTCGAGCACCAGAAGCTGGCTCGGCGCGGAGTGCAGTTGCTCGCGCACGAAACTGGCGGGAAACACCCAACCTTCCGCTTTTAACGGGTCGGCGTGGCGTCCCTCCTTGCGTACTTCACGCGTCGGCACGCCGCCGCCGCCGAGGCCAGCCCGGGTGTCGAGCTCCGGGATCTGGCCGCGCGGCGGGCCGACCGGCTCGCCGCGCTCGCGATGCGTGCCCAGCACGTCGCTCGATTCGATATGGTCGTCCGGCATGGTGCCGGGATAGCGGCCCCACAGCAAAATCTGCTCCGGCGTATAGCCGAGATGCTTGGCAAACGGCTTGAGGTGATCGAGCCGCATCCTGATCTGGCCGCCCTCGAGCCGCGACAATTGCTGCTTGGAAATCCCCGACAGCCGCACCAGTTCGGAACGACTCATGTGGCGCGCCTCGCGCGCGTGGTAGAGCCCGGTGAGCTGTCGGCCGGTGCGAATCTTTCGTGCCATGGCCCCATTGTCACAAATTCGGTGCAGAACGCCAAGCATCAAAATTGGTGACTTGACAAGTCCGTTTCGTCACTGTTTAAGGGACAAAACGAGCGACGTCAAGGGACCCGCGATGGCGGGAAAGGGTCATGCGTGGAATATGGACGCGCGAACGGATCGCGCTTCTGAAAAGGCTTTGGACTGATGGCGAAACGGCGACGGCCATTGCCGCGCAGTTGCACATGTCGAAGTCCGCGGTGCTCGGCAAGGTGTTTCGCCTGCGGCTTCGGCCGGCGAGAAGTGTGACGACAGCGTCGGCGCGCAGCAACGCGAAGATCCTCGATCGGCGTCACAAAAGCCGGCCGCCTATCAAGCATCGGGCTAAGCCGGCCGCACCGGCGATGGCGTCGGGGAAAACGCTGTTCGAATTGACCAACGATTCCTGCCGCTGGCCGCACGGCCAGCCCGGGACGCAAGCATTTCACTTCTGCGGCGCGCCGGGCGCGGATTTGGAAGGCGGCCGGCCTTATTGCGAGCGCCACGCGCGGCGCGCCTATCTCGGCAACCGCAAGACGGCGGCAGCGCGTTTCGGCGCAGCGGACCCGCCAATCCCATCACCCTCGATCGTGCCGTCCGGCGTGAAACGGTTCGTCCTCAGCCAAGGGAGAAAGCGATCGTGAGCACCAAACCGGCCGACGGCGCACGCGATCGCGGTGGTCCCGAGCGCCCGGATGCGGCCGTGCCGCTCGCCGATCGTGCTGCCGCCGCTGCGGACGCCGAACTGCGCGGCGAACGCCTAAATATCCTCGGCGCCATCGGGCGTTCCACGCTGTCGCCGCTGGCCCGGCCACGCCGCGTGCCCGATCGCTGGTCGTTCTTTCACGTCATGGCGCGCATGGAGGAGGGCTTTCGCACCCTGTCGCGCCTGCCGCTGCCGACGCGCCCGCGCGGCTATATCAACTCCATGCCGATTTATCTCTACGACCGCGCCGATCTCAATTCGCAGCTGGAGACCCATGAGCTCGAACGCATGGCGCGCATCCGCAACCGCGTGCGAATTCCGCCGTCGCCGGCCGAGATCGCCAGGATGGAAGAGGCGCTGCGCTGGCCCGCGCTTTATCTCTCGCAGGCAGAGTTTCATCACCTCGCCCGCGCGGTCAATCTCGGCGCGCTGTGGGCGGCGTTCGACGCCGATATCGACGCGCGCGTGAAGCGGCTCAAGATCACGCGCCGCGCCTTCCACGCCCGCAAGCTGCACGGCTTGCGAATCATTGCCCGCGAGTTGGCCCGGCGCCGGGTGCCGGTGCGGTGAACGCGCCGGCCGCGCACGCGCGCCTGGTCGCGGCGTTCCGCGAAGGTTTTGGCCTTGCCGCGATTGCGGTCATCGACGGACCGGACGGCGTTCGGGTCGCGGCGGCGGAGCCGGGCGCTGAAATCGCCTGCGCGTCCGCGGAAACCGTGCATTGCCGCTGGTGGTGTCCGCGGGCTTTCGAAGCCGCGTCCATTGCGACTGCGGTCGTCGCCCGGCTGCACAATCGCAAATCCTGCGATGGCGCGGCTTCCGCGGCCTGCCAGGCGGTCATTCGCGCCGCCAAACAGCGAAATGTCGAATTGCACTCCGATGATGACGTTCTTGAACAGGCCACGGCCGCGATCGTCAGAATCGACGACGAACTCCAACGCTTGCGCAAGTCCGGCGATTTGCGGCCGGTCAACAAGTCCTACCAATCATACCGGCGCGACGCAGCCGCGAAGGGCGAGCCCGTCGTGCCTTATGCGCTATGGATGCTCGGCTACAAGGAAGAACTCGTGCGCAAGCTCGCCGCCACGCTGCGCTATCTCTGATGATCATTCCTTGCGAATCTTTGCTGAAAAATTCGGCGTGAGGCGATACGGCCGGTCGTGGCGGCCGATTTTCGCTTTTGCCCCACAAAATTTTTTTCGCCGCGTCTTCAATGCGATACGTGACGTTTTCAGAATGAGCTCCAATCTGCGCGCTTGACGCGCGGTGGTTTTTTGCGGCATTGCCTCGCGTGCGGGCGCGCCTTGCAGAACTGCGTGCGGCGCGCTTCGCAACTCTCCACAACCGTCAATCACCAGCAAACTCGCGAACGACGCGCGAGGCCGCCCAGGCGCGTGAAGCATTCGCCGCCTGGCGGCCGCGCGCGCATTCGCGCGGGTTTCATCAGCGCATCGGAGGATGAACCGTGAGCGTCACCGGCAAGGTCAAGTTTTTCAACGACACCAAAGGCTACGGCTTTTTCACCCGCGACGACGGCTCGGGCGACGTGTTCGTGCATCGCACGGACCTGCCGGCGAATGCCGGCGCGCTTTTCGAGGGCCGGCCCGTCAGCTTCGAGATCGATCGCACCCACCGCGGCCTTCGCGCCATCAATATCGCGTTCGAGTGATCGCGGCGCCGGCGCGTTGCAAAGGGCAGGGCCGATGAAACCACCGCTGCCGTATAGCGAAAGCGCCGTACCGCGAACGCTGCACGCGCAGCTTGAGATCGCCAAAGCCATGCGGATGCTGATGGCGCCGGACGACGATGAGCCGTTGCGCCGGCGCCGCGCCGAGATCGCTGCCATACGCGGCGAACTCGAGGCGATCAAACGCGACTTTCAAAAAGCCGGCGAAGAATGTTTGGCGCTGGTGAAGGCCGAGCTGCGGGCGGCGCTGGCAAAGACATACAATCCCGATCAGCCGCGCGTGCCGGCCGGCAATCGCGACGGCGGGCAGTGGACGAGGGACGGCAGTACCGGAACGGGCACAGGGCGGCATGTGCGGTATGCGGCGAACGGCACATTTCCGCCAGTGCCGCCGGGCTACGATCCGAATTCTTGGAAGCAAGGCAAATGGCCAAACGACGGTCCTTATTGGCTAGAGGATCCGGACGGAAAGAAGTACACGGTTCACCCTGAGGACGACCGCCATTGGCGGCACTGGGACATCCAAGGCTCCGATGGCGACGATCAAGGGCGGTGGCCTCCCAATTCAAAAAAGCCCTGGTCCACGCAAAAGAGAAAGCTCGACTTCGATCAATCATTGTCCGATCCCAATGGCGACGCGCCGCCTTGGAGCCCCGATCCTTTCGTTCCAATCGTTCCGCAGCCGATCTTGCCGATAGTTCCGATTCCAAGCATTCCCATTGAGCCAGTTCCCTTTGCAATTCCTCCAGTGCTGGTTCCCGGATAACATGGATGCGCAGGTAATCGGCAGCTGGGCTATGAACTGAAAGGACTGCGATTCTGTCGTTCGACGAAGGCGCGCTGATTGGAGGATATACCATGCTGAGTTTTGAGGTTACGAATGGTGGCCGGACCATTCAAATCGACTGTGACAGCGAAGGATTGGCCACCTTGATCGGAGCTCTTGAGAAAGTTCGATCGACGGGCCACCTGCACCTTCGTGCTCCCTCAATTGGCGGCCATGACCTCAGCGATACGACCCCGTTTGGCAAGCCAGCCGTTGGTGACGTCAGCATAACGACCGGCGGTGACTGATTTGTAAGTGGAAGATGTTGAACGCGTGGTGAAGCGTCATGTCGATGCAAATTTGCGTTTTCTCTGATAGAAAGCTCGGCTCGATTGCCGAATGGATCTTTATGCCACAATTGTTTCTAGATTTCGTTCCAAAGAGGTAAAGGATGAGATTTATACCCACTCGTCCGAGCAGGATGTCGGAGATACGAATCTGGGCTATGAACTGTACCGGTCTGGGCGCATTCGGCTGGAGCAATGAATGGGCTGCGATATTAGATAAGCTGCCTGCCGATCGGCCGCGGTTCATGGCGTGGGGCTGGGACGCGACGATGACCCATGAGCTGGGCTTGGCTTACGACGAAAGCGACGAGATAGCGTCAAGCCAGCCGTCGGAAGCTTGGAAGCAAAGAGCCAAAGAGATCGGCGTCGCCGGGTCCGGTTATCGTCCGCTGTATGGCCACTTTTATCTGGTCGATCTTCAATAGCACATAGCCGGAAAACCGCGCCGGCGTGAGGGCCACCGCGCTTATCAACATTGGCTTAACAGTGAGCGCCCAGTTCCGGGCGCAGGAGTGTGATTCACCGAGCAACCGAACGACGAAACGCGAATGGGAAGCGAGCGCAAGCCGTCTCAAAAGTCCCAATTCAAGCGCACTGCCAGGCAACAGGACGCGCAAGAGCTCCTGAAAGGGTCGCAGCGGCATACGCTGCTCGTGGGCGGCGCGCGGTCCGGCAAGACCACGCTCCTGGTCCATGAAATCGTCACCCGCGCGCTGCGCGCCGACGCCTCGCGCCACGCCATCTTGCGGTTCCGCGCCAATGCGGTGCGGCCCTCGATCGCACTGGACACCTTGCCGAAGGTGTTTCGCTTCTGGCAACCCGCCGTGCCGTACAAGCACCACCGCACCGAAGGGTATTTTTCGCTCAAAAACAAATCGGAAATCTGGATCGCCGGGCTCGACGATCAGGAGCGGGTCGAGAAGATTCTCGGCAAGGAATACGCCACCATCTTTCTCAACGAGTGCTCGCAGATTCCCTATTCCTCGGTCCTGGTGGCGCTGACGCGACTGGCGCAGGTTGTGGGCGATCTGCGGCAAGCCGCCTATTACGACCTCAACCCGACCAGCAAGGGCCACTGGACCAACATTCTGTTCGGCGAGAAGCGCGACCCGATCTCGCATTTGCCGCTCGACGATCCGGACAACTACGAGCGGATGTTCCTCAATCCGCGCGACAACGCCGATAACCTGTCGGCGGATTACCTCAAAAGCCTCGAACGGCTGCCGGAGCGGCAGCGCAAGCGTTTCTTCGAAGGCGTCTATATCGACGATCTCGACGGCGCGCTGTTCAGCTACGAGATGATCGCCCGCGCCCGTGTCGCCGATCTGCCGAAGGCGGACCGCCAGCGCGTCGTCGTCGCGGTCGATCCGTCGGGCGCCTCCAGCCGCGACGACGAACGTGCCGACGAGATCGGCATCGTCGTTGCCGCGCGCGGCGCCGACGGCCATGCCTATGTGCTGGCCGACCGCTCGCTGCGCGATGCGCCCGCCGCATGGGGCAAGGTCGCGGTGCAGGCCTATCACGATTTTGACGCCGACCGCATCGTGGCGGAGGAGAATTTCGGCGGCGAGATGGTGCGCTTTGTCATCCGCGCTGCCGATCCCAATCTGGCGGTGCACATGATCTCGGCCTCGCGCGGCAAGGTGCTGCGGGCCGAGCCGGTGTCGGCGCTGTACGAGCAAGGTGTCGTGCATCACGTCGGCCGCTTCGCCGTGCTGGAGGATCAACTTTGCGCCTTCACCACCGCGGGCTATCGCGGCGAGGGCAGTCCGGATCACGCCGACGCGCTGGTCTTCGCCGTCACCGAGCTGATGCTCAAAGCGGACAACACCGCGATCATCGAATTTTACCGCCTCAAAGTGGAGGGCCGGGGCGAGGCCCAGCCGGCCGCGGCCGCGCCTGAAGCGCCGACGAAAATCCGCTTGCGCGTGCCGGAGAACATCTCCGGCGTTCACGGTCTGTCCAGTACATATTACATGGTCGACGCTGAGCGCGTGATCGCGGTCGAGCCAGGCGACGTCGAGCCCCTCATCAAGGCCGGTTATGTGCCGTTGGCCGAAGAGCAGGCTTGAGCCGCAACTTGCCGCGAACGCGACGCGGCCGCAGCTGCGAAACCGGCGTGGCGGCGCCCGAAGAAAGGGTATTCGGATGAACCCTTACCGGCCATACCGCCCGAGCGCCGTGCCGCGGACCCTGCACACGCAGCTCGAGATCGCCAAGGCGATCCGCACGCTCGCCGGGCCGGACGAGGACGAATTGCTGCGGCAGCGGCGCGCAGAGATCGTCGCGATCCGCCGCGATTTGGATGCGCTGGTGCGCGACGTTCGCAAGCTCGGCGAAGAATTGCCGGCGCTGGTGATGGCGGAACTGCAGTCGGAGTTGAGAAAATACAGCCCCGACCAGCCGCGCGTGCCGGCCGGCAATCGCGATGGCGGGCAGTGGGTTGGCGAAAATGGCGATGCGAACCACGATGGTTCACGGGCCGACGTTGCTTCGATACGGACCAGAGTCCGATATGCTGCCGACATCCCGCGCGACGCGAGTAACAACTCAGAAATTCTCTCCGATGCAACGCCCGATAATATGTGGATACCGGGAGCTCAATACGCTGCGGGCTGGGAACACCATTTCGTGCCCTGGGCCACTTTTGATAAGTACACCCTGCAACCGGAGACGCGGCAGGTGTTTGTCGACGCGACGTCGGGACCGCTTGCGGACACCCGAGCAAATCGCTGGTCGTCAGAACATGCGGCTTACAATGAAGCAGTCGACGAGGCCTTTATATCCTACCTACAGAGGAATAACATTCCTGCAGACCGCACAGAGCGGTTGACGCCGGCGCAAGCTGAAGAGTTCGTGGACGAGGTGTACTATTCGAGTGATTCGCGAATTCGTAGTTTCAACATGAGAATCTGGCGTGAAGCATTCAGGTATTGGCAGCGTTCAAGAGGGCGGGGAGGAGGCGACGAGGAATAACATGGCTGCACATCAACAAGATCGTCGCGATCGTGAGCAGGTTGAGGTTTTTGAACGTCTTCGAGACCGGACCTACGACCTGTTGAAGCGTTTTGGACAGCCCCATTACCTACCCGTTGAGCCCCATGGTGACTACTCGGTGCATGGCGATTACGCCGGCTATCCAGAGGTGGTCACTTTCGTCAGTAACCTGCAAATGTTGCGGCCGCCCGTTATCACCGCGCTTCAAGAACTCGTTAAGGATTTTCCCGGATGGCAGATCACGGTGACGGTTGCCGTTCCGGAACACTATGATGACTGGCCTTGCATGGGGCTGTACGTTCGCGCACACGAAATTATTGATGGCCTGCAGCGGCAATATTTGCCGAAAGAATTTCAGATGTTTGAGTACGATGGCGCGCGGCCGGGGACCGCATACGATTGAGGAAAGGGCGGGAAGAATCTAAATTGTTGAAATGCATCGCCAAGTTTCGGGGATGTCCACTAAACTATTGAGATAGTCGTTATGGAAATCGCATCTCGAATCCTCTTGCTGCGAAATGGATCAGACAGCATTCAAATTCCTGTTCGCGTGTTCGCGCCAAGCCAACGGGAGCCGCGCGCCTGGTCTTGCCAATATCAAATCGAATGGCCGGAAGGTAAAGAAACGCGAGAAATGTGGGGTGTGGATTCAATTCAGGCGTTAGTCTTGGCACTTCAGGCGATCGGATCGGACATTTACACAAGTTCCTATCACAAGAGTGGTAGCCTTCTTTTCGAGACGCCGGGACAGGGTTATGGATTTCCAGTTCCGGTTAGCTTGCGCGATCTTTTGGTCGGCAACGACGCCAAGCTTCTTTAATCGCACGAATCACTCCGCCGCGCCGCGCTGGCAAGTTCGTGGCCGTAACACCGCAAGCCGCGTACAACAGCCCACATTTATTTGAAACGGATTGACGGCCCGCCGCCCAGACTCGCGCATTGACCGAACGTGGCAGCGCCCGAAGAAAGGCTATTCGGATGAACCCTTATCGGCCATACCGCCTGAGCGCCGTGCCGCAGACCTTGCACACGCGGCTCGAGATCGCCAAGGCGATTCGCACGCTCGCCGGGCCGGACGAGGACGAATTGCTGCGGCAGCGGCGCCCAGAGATCGTCGCGATCCGCCGCGATTTGGATGCGCTGGTGCGCGACGTTCGCAAGCTCGGCGAAGAATTGCCGAGGCTGGTGATGGCGGAGCTGCAGTCGGAGCTGAAAAAATACAGCCCCGACCAGCCGCGCGTGCCGGCCGGCAATCCCGACGGCGGGCAATGGACGGGTGGGGGTGAGGCCGGCGGCGACACGCCGATACCGCGTATACGTTACGCCGCCTTGGACACCAACACGCGCACGGATGCGACGGAACGTACACCATCTCCGTTCTCGACACGCAACAATTCAGTCATACCGGACATGCCGTACGCGTCAGAGTTTCCGGGAGGAAGGCCTGACTTGGTGTTCGGCGACTATCAGGTCATTCGGTCGTATGAAATTACGGACGATCATCCAAAGCATCCGGTGCCGTTCGTCGACAGCTCCGGCCGCCAAATTCTCGATGATCAAGGCAATCCAATTCTTCGGCCAGATAATCCGGCTCCGGAAGCGTACGTGGAGGCCGGACTTGCTGCTCATTCTTTGTCTGCGGATATCCACCAATTCACCCAGCTGGCCGCGACCGGGTTGTTGGAGCCGAGCGCTCTGGCGGGTCTGGCGGCAAATATTGCCTCCGAATTGGTCCCCTTCACGCATGGCGGCTCTTTAGACGCCGAGCGGTTTGAATCGTATTATGTCAGCGATTATCGCCATTATACCAGCATCGCGACTGGCATCTTTATGGCGGCAGCCGGCGTTAGCAGGGAAGATGCTCTCGCTTTCGCCGACTTTTACGCCTCACTTAAATCAAGATTCGGTCCCAGGGAAACGATGGATGAAGACTACCCGCACTCGACCAGACAAGATATCGAAGATAATCTGACAGGCTATGATCTGTACGAGTCCGGGCGCATTCGGCTGGGGCGGTGAATGAGGTCCGAGATGCAGGGCGCAATTCGCGATCGATTCCTCTATTGGCCTGTCATCCTCGCCGTTGCCTTTCCCATTGGTTGTCTTGTCACCTGGGCCGGCCGCTCCACGTTGCCGGCATTGTTTGCTCCCGCAATTCTTACGCTCTGGACTGGCGCGGTCGCCTTCGCCGTTACCATGTGCATGGTGTGGCTCTATGAACAAGCCTGGCGCCGGTTTGTATCGACGCTCGTGCTGCCGCTGACCCTCATAGCCGCCGTATTGTATCTCGACTTTGTTTGGCCCGGAGACCAGAGGGCGGGCGACTACATCCACCTCTTCGCCGCGTATCCCTATTATCGCGACGAAATATCGAAATTACCTGAGCCCAAGTTTGCCGTCTGGCGATGGTCCGGCAGCACACCCTGCAATACGGGCCTAGCCTATGACGAAGGGGACACGATAGTTTCCGATCCGATATCCGAAGATTGGAAAGAAAAAACCAAAAATCTCCGGCTCAACCTTTATGTCGAATCTCGCGCCTTCGGCCATTTCTATTTTGTCGACATTTGCTGAGGGCCAGCCGGCTCTGGCTTCGAATTAAAATCCGCTCTTCGCATTGAATTCCAGTCGTGCCGCCGCGGCCGCGAGCCGCGGCGGCATGCGACGGCCCGCTTTGCGCGGGCTTGGTCCGCGCTTGCCTTCGCGCACCGCTGCAACGCCCGTGCGTTTTCCGTCTTCAGCTCCGGCGGAGCGCATGTCCCTCCCGGACAGCGGATAGCGAAAAGGCGGCGCGGATCGCCGGGCCGGGATCTGCCGCAGCTATTTTGACGGCAGCATCCCGGCCCACCTTTTCGCGCGCCGTCAGCCGCAGCGCACCTCGCAAACAAGCAGGATCCGGATGAGCGAACAAACTCGCGGCGCCGGCCAGCCGACCTGGCCGCTGTCGCCGTATCAGGTAAACGTTTCGTATGGCGCCGGCATTGCGCGCGGCAGCGGCGCCGACTGGTTCGGCCCGCTCGACCCGATGCGGCCGATCGCGCCGCCGGACGTCGCCGGCAGGCGGTTCGATTTTCCGCCCGGCTACAACCTCATCACCCAGCCGCGCGCCTACGAGGCGATCGGCTTTGCCGAGCTGCGCGGTTTTGCCGACGCCTACGATCTGCTGCGGCTGGTCATCGAGACGCGCAAGGACCAGATGGAGCGCCAGCGCTGGCGTATCCGGCCGCGTGACGCAAAGTCCAAGCGCCGCAGCGCCGCGATCGATCCGGACATGACCGCGCGCATCGCCGGCATCGAGGCTTTCCTGCAAAAACCCGACGGCATCACGCGCTGGAAGACCTGGCTGCGGGCGCTGCTCGAAGACATGTTCGTCATCGACGCGGCGACGCTGTATTGCCAGCGCACGCGCTCAGGTCAGCTCTGCGCGCTGCAGCAACTCGACGGCGCAACCATCAAGCGCGTGATCGACGATTGGGGCCGCACGCCGCAGCCGTTCGATGCAGCCGACGGCACGACGATCTATCCGCCGGCCTATCAGCAGGTGCTCAAAGGCCTGCCCGCGGTCAACTATTCGGCGCGCGACATCGTCTACCGGCCGCGCAATGTGCGCGCCCACCGGCTCTACGGTTTTTCGCCGGTGCAGCAGGTGCTGATGACCGTCAATATCGGGCTGCGCCGCCAGCTCTGGCAGCTCGATTATTTCACCGAGGGCTCGATCCCCGACGCGCTGATCGGCGTGCCGCAGGGCTGGACGCCAGACCAGATCAAGCAGTTCCAGGATTATTGGGACACCGAATTCGCCGGCGACCTGGCCAAGCGCCGGCGGGCAAAATTCGTGCCCGGCGAGGCCGCGGCGAAGGTCGTGCAGACCAAGGAGCCGCAGCACAAGGACGACTTCGACGAGTGGCTCGCCCGCATCATCTGCTTTGCGTTTTCGGTGCCGCCGCAATGGGCCACCAAAGCGATGAACCGCGCCACCGCCGACAATCAATCGGCGCAGAGCGAGGAGGAGGGTCTCGAGCCGACCAAGGAGTGGGTCAAGGATCTGATCGACGAGATCGTGGCGGAGGAATTCGCCTCGCCCGATCTCGAGCTGCACTGGCTCGACGAAGACGAAGGCGATCCCGAGACGGTGCTCGAAGGCAGGGTCAAGCTCGGCGCCGTCACGCTTAACGAGATGCGCGACGCGCTCGGCCTCGACCCCTTCGACAACGCCGCCGCCGACCGCCCGATGGTGCTAACCGCTACCGGCTTTGTGCCGATCGAGGCCAATGTGCAAGAGGAAGGGGACTCGACCAGCACGGAGAAGGCGCTTGCAGCCAAGGTCCGTGAGGTTGTTCTGCACGGAGGTGTCACTCTCGACGACCATTTCGCGAATGATTTCTCAACGATGCTGCGCAAGTATGGCTACGACCCGGTAGAGCCGCGCATACCAAAGCACCATGTTGGTGGGGGCAGGTGGACCCGTGTCGCCGCCAATGATGATCCGAACGAAGCGCCAGACGGCCCTTGGTTTCCGCGCCAACCGTATGCGGACGGTCACCATTGGGTGACCAGAAAGATCTTCGAAAAGAGGAATTTTTCCGATGAGGTAAAGGCATTCTTTGATGACGCCAAATCAGGGCCGCTCGCCGATCCTAAGGTGAATTATAATACGGAAGCGCATAGGGCATATAACGATGCAGTCAACGAACTGCTTGACCAATTCTTAAAGAAGAACAACATTACCGAGGAGCAAATGAAGCTTGCGCAGGCAGAGGAGCTTGTGCAGGAGGTAAAAAGTTCGACTAACCCTGTGATCCGCGAGTTCGTGATGAAGATCAATCGGGAAGTCTTGAGATATGGCCTGCGCTGGGGTCCCTGGCGACGAGGAGGCGGTGGTGGCGATGATTAAATTGATAACGCGAGACGATATGGAGTCGATGAGTCCGGACGAATATGACCGCCGCCAATCCGAGCAATATGAAGTATTTGAAGACCTCGAGGCTCGCGTCGACAGGCTGCTTGAACGATTTGGACGGCCAGACTATCTGCCGGGGCAGCCCTATGGGGACTATCAGGTGCACGGCGATTATAGCGAGTATCCACAGGTAGTCGTGTTCGTTGAAAATCTCAAGCTCCTGCAGCCACCCGTCGTGAGTGCTCTTCAGCAGGTCGTGAAAGAGTTTCCAGGGTGGCAAATTGATCTTATGGTCACGCTGCGAGGTCACGAAGATTGGCCGAATATGGGCATATCGATTCGCGCAAATGGAATTGTCGATGACCTGCAGCGACAATATTTTCCCGCGGAGTTTCAGGATCTCGCGTACGAGGGTGCGCGGGCAGGCAACGTGTTGGATTAAGGCTCAAAGTTAAAGGCCACTGGAAATCCTATTCACTGGCGCAGCTCGACGGCGCGACCATCAAGCGCGTGATCGACGATTGGGGCCGCACGCCGCAGCCGTTTGCGGCGGACGACGGCACGACGATCTATCCGCCGGCCTATCAGCAGGTGCTCAAAGGCCTGCCCGCGGTCGATTACTCCGCGCGCGACATCGTCTACCGGCCGCGCAACGTGCGCGCCCACCGGGTCTACGGTTTTTCGCCGGTGCAGCAGGTGCTGATGACCGTCAATATCGGGCTGCGCCGCCAGCTCTGGCAGCTCGATTATTTCACCGAGGGCTCGATCCCCGACGCGCTGATCGGCGTGCCGCAGGGCTGGACGCCAGACCAGATCAAGCAGTTCCAGGATTATTGGGACACCGAATTCGCCGGCGACCTGGCCAAGCGCCGGCGGGCAAAATTCGTGCCCGGCGAGGCCGCGGCGAAGGTCGTGCAGACCAAGGAGCCGCAGCACAAGGACGACTTCGACGAGTGGCTCGCCCGCATCATCTGCTTTGCCTTTTCGGTGCCGCCGCAATGGGCCACCAAGGCGATGAACCGCGCCACCGCCGACAACCAGTCGGCCCAAGCCGAGGAGGAGGGTCTCGAGCCGACCAAGGAGTGGGTCAAGGATCTGATCGACGAGATCGTGGCGGAGGAATTCGCCTCGCCCGATCTCGAGCTGCATTGGCTCGACGAAGACGAAGGCGATCCCGAGACGGTGCTCGAAGGCCGCGTAAAACTCGGCGCGGTGACGCTCAACGAAATGCGCGACGCGCTCGGCCTCGACCCCTTCGACAACGCCGCCGCCGACCGCCCGATGGTGCTCACCGCCACCGGCTTTGTGCCGATCGAGGCGAATGCGGGTGGCCAGGGGGCGAATGCTGGACAAGCGGCTGCGAACGGGCAAAGCGCAATTGCGGAGAAGCCGTCCGGAAAGCTAGCGTTTCTGAAAGCGAGTCCAGACGATCCAAATCATCCCGGCTGGCCGGCCGGCACTCCTGAAGGCCGAGGTGGCCAGTTTCGGCCCAAGGAGGGCGTTAATGGAACGAGTGAAGGCGGAAGCGGATCGTCGGCAGCCCCTTCCGATGCCGCCGGCGCTGTGTCGAGTCCTCCCAAGCAACACGCCGCACTCGATACCGGCACGTTGACGGACAAGACGCCAGGAACGCCGGGAACTGACGAAAGCCGCGTCGCACAAGTTGCCAATGACAATCTCACAGGGGATGCAATATGCCGGCAAGCCTTTCTCGATTGCGTGTGGCAGCTCCAGACAAATCCATCGCTGAGTCCCGGCACCTATTTGCAAGCGCGACAAGCGTGCATGCAGTCTCTGGATCTTTGTCTGTCTCTGAATAGGGCAAATTCGATCGGCAGCGATATTAGTGCATCCGCGTATTTTCCTGGCGGCGGAATTGTAGTTTTCAGGCCCGGTCGTCCTCCACAATATTCCCGGCTTCCAGTGGGACCGTGATATATCATATTTCTATGTTGGCGTGTCTGTATGACCGAAGGTAACGTCACTGGCGGAAAGCTGGAAAGAGTATCGTTCTCGAGTTTTCGTGATAACAAAAGGTCCATCCGGCAATGATCCAGACACAGAATGTATGTCCGAACCCCGATCCGGGCGAAGAGACACCGGTGGCTGACAGTCCCGCTTTTGTTAGTAGGTGCATGTCGGAAATTTCAAAGTATGCGGCTGAGCTTGACTGGCGCTTGGGCAAGTCCCTTCTGACCCATAGCGATACGTGGGGGCTGGTGTTGCGGATCGATTTTCGCACAAAGGCCGGTTATGAGGATTCGAATTTTATGAACCGGACCGTATGTTGGGGTTCGGCAGACGGCACACTTGTCGGCACCGCAGCGTTTTTCGGTGAAAAATTCGAGCCGCTTTAGGGGGATTATCTCAGCGCTTGGGTGGTAGACGCGCTCTGGCGCGACGGAGCACGCTTGCGGGGGAGGGAAGGGTGGGGCTCGGCGCAGGCCGAGGAGGAGGGGCTCGAGCCGACCAAGGAGTGGGTCAAGGATTTGATCGACGAGATTTTGGCGGAGGAATTCGCCTCGCCCGATCTCGAACTGCATTGGCTCGAAGAGGAACAAGGACGGTCCAAAGGGCCTCGCCTCCTAAGACGGACTCGGAATTGCAGGTCGGCAAGCAACGTAAAGCCAAAAGGGGAAAGAAATAATGACGCGCCGAAATATCAATCTACGAGGCTTCCTGACATGGTGGAAACGCCTGCAAGCGGAAGCCAGAGCTACTTGCGCTGCGTCAACTCGTAAACGCAGCGCGCGAGCTTCGCGAGTTCGGCGTTTGTCTGCTTAAGATCCTCGGTCAGTCTTTCGGCTAAGTCGAGCGCGTCATTTACATCCGCGCGAAGCGCTTCCAGTTTTTCGTCATTGTTGAAGTCGCTCCATCCTCTAGCCCGTCTACGCATGTTGTTCTCCCTGCCTGTGCAAATTGGCGGAGAGCGCGACCGCTGAATCATGAGAAAAAGCCATGGAAACGACTCGCGCTCAACGCCGAGAGTGTAGTATGCTGGATAGTCTAGCGTCGCTAGATGAACTCGCAACATGGGGACGAGTTATGGCCGCTGCATCTCATGAATTGATGATCAAATATGGCTTGGCACACACGCCGTCCGACGCCGAAGTGGCCCAGTGGGCAGCATTGGCCCGACAGCTTATCCGACAGGCAAACGCGCCGGAGATTGCGGGCGAGATTGCGGCGAAACAACTTTTTGTGGACTTTAGGACTCGCCACTATGCGTCGCAAGCGGATACGATTGAAGCGTTGCTGCGAGCCGCTGAGGGCAAATAAATGCCGCCATGGCTTGATCTTCCCACCGTCAAAATACTCATACCAATCATAACATTTGTGCTTGGCTTCTTTGCTTCGCGCTGGACTATGACCAAAAAGGAGAAAAAGGACGTAGAGCAGAAGGAGTTTGAGAACGGCAGAGACTTGATGACTGCCCAGTTTGATAGATTCCAGGAGTTCACCGCCGCACTTACAAAATACAACGCGAAGGTTGCGCCCGTTACTTTTGATGATTTCATGGAAATAGCGACGGCCGGTGAAAAGTATTTCTATCAACAAAAGATAATCAGCGACGCGATCATGTCAGGAAAGGTTGATAGTCGGTCTCGCGACGATACTCTTGTTCCGAGCATCGCTGAGACCATCAATAAATCTCTTCCTGCATTCTATCAGATATTGCAGTCAATCGCGCAGAAAAAAGGTTTCGAGTATAAAGGCAAGCTTGAGCGCAAAAATTATGAAAGTCTCTATCGCGTCGTTGAAACCTATGGAAGGCAGGGTTGATCTAAAACTTTATCCGCCTTCGCCAACGCAGAAAGTTTCGTGCTTTCCGCTTACGGGTGCGCGGCTTTGTCAGATTGATGATAGTTCCAGGATTATTGGGACACCGAATTCGCCGGCGACCTGGCCAAGCGCCGGCGGGCAAAATTCGTGCCCGGCGAGGCCGCGGCGAAGGTCGTGCAGACCAAGGAGCCGCAGCACAAGGACGAT